ATTTGATACTCCTGTTACATTTAAGGATAAGATTACTGTTGAAGGTATATCTAACCTTAATAATCAGGTTATTATCAACACTCAACCACCTTCTGAGACTCCATCATTAATTATTAGATCTAATCCTAGAACTGATAGTGGTGCAGAAGATATCACATTAACTAGAACATCATTCGCAAACAATAATGATGGTGATATAACCATAAGTCGGAATAAAATTTCCTCGGCAATTTATCACATAAAAGGTCGAGGTCCAGTAAGTAACCCAGGTCAAGAGTATAGTATACGTTCTAACTTCAGTAGGTTAGATTCAGTACCAAATAACAGAACTCCTGTTGTTTCTGGAAGTACTAATGAAATTGATGCACAACAGGTTGTATCATACTATAGTTCTTCTAATGCTGATGCTAATCCTCAAGCAGGTGATATCCTTTATAAGGGTGGATCCATTGAGAATAGTGGTTCAGTTGGTTGGATACTTGCTAACTACTACACCAATATTGATGAAACTAGCATCTTACAGGTTGAAACCAATGGTGGTACTACAGTTAAGATCAAGTGGTCTGGTGTATTAACCAATGCCTCTAATGGTATTGCTATGATGGTCGGTAAGACAATCAGAATCCAAGGATTTACTGGTGCTACTGCTATCAATGGTAAGTGGATTGTAAGTAAGGCAGACCAATCAGGTTCTGATGATGATTTCATCGAGTTTGTTTGTTCAACACCTCTTACTGCTGCAACATATGTTTGGGATCCTACTAATCAACCAAATGCTACACTAGAAAGATCTGATGTAAATTGGAAAGAGACTGGTGTAATTGGTGCTGAAGCAATTAGAACAAAGACTGATGAATTAGGTCAGTATAGAGTTGGTATTAACACTGTTGCTCGTACTACTAAGGATGCTAATGAATATGGATATCTAACTTATACATCTGGTGGTGTTACATACGATCAGCAAGAACCAAGAGCAAACTTGGATGTTGTTGGTAATGCATTCATCAGTGGTAAAGATATCACTCATGCAAACTATAAATCTCCTGGTGGAATATCCAAGGTTGAGAATAACTTACATGAGGCATTCTTAGTTGGTGGTTCATCATCTGCTCCTACTGCTAATGCTTTACTCAGAGTTTCTACACAAGAGACAAGAGTTGGTGTTAACACAAGCAGATCTGAACTAGGTGATACATTAACAGTCAAGGGTGGAATCACAACACTAAGTGGTGGTGCTACTCCTAACCTAACACTAGCAGGTGATGCTGCTGTAAATGGTGGAGATATTACCAGTACTGCTACTACATTTAACTTAATTAATGTTACACCAACAACAGTTAACTTTGCTGGTAGTGCGACCACTTTAAAAATTGGTGATACTAACACAGCAGCACAGGGTGTAGACATTGGTACAGGAGCTCTTGGAATTACTTCCTTGAACATCCACACCAATTCAACTGATTCAACAGTTAATATTGGTACAGTTACTAGCAGTCTATCAAACAAGTCAGTCATCACAGTGGGTGGTGCGTTTGCTAACACTGCTAACTCTACATTCACAATCAAGAATGCTCAGACAATACTTGATGGTAATCTAGAGATCAGTGGTAGTGAGATACAATCCAATTCACAGACTGTTAACTTACTAACAAGATCTGGTTATGCTTCTACTGTAAACTTTGCAACTAGAGCATCACAGTTCTCTATCGGTGGTGTTGCTGGTACTACAGAGATTAGAAACTCTCTGAAAGTTAATGGTGATACCAATGTGTATGGTGACGTAACCATGCATGGTGGATCTAACAGTGGTACTGTTACAGTTAGCAGAGCACAACTTAATACATCTAAGACTGCTCATGCTGCTGGATCACTAACAGATCTAAATGTTGACTTCTACAAGTATGTTGGAGACATTGATGGAACTGAAATTATCGTTAGTGTTGATAATGCTAACGGAACATTAACTGTTTCACAGAACTACTTCATTGATGGTAATGCAGTTAGATTCACTAATGTTGATGGTCTAACTGGTGTATCAACTGGAGTTACATATTATATTGTTTCTACAACTGGTAATACATTCAGGGTATCAACAACCGAGGATCCAGCAAATGCGGTAGCAGTAACTGGTACACCAGGTGTTGCAACAGGTTTAACACTACAGAATCATATCATTGATACTGGTAGTGGTACTACAACTTGGACAGGTAACTCTGCTGACTCTGACTACAATGATCTACCAATCAATAACGTAGAAGGTATTAATATAGGTGATATCCTAGTAATAGGAACAGAATTATGTGAAGTTGTCTCACCTGGTCCTGATGTAACTAACAGAACAGTTAAGGTTAATCGTGGTACAGATTGTACAACTGTTGCAGCACACGCAGATAATGAGACTATCTTCAAGTTAGAGAAGTCAACAGAGGCAACATACTTAGTTGGTAGATTACCACAGAACTCTACTACACCTGGAATCAGTTCTATCAATGATGTAACTGATACATTTGAAGTTACACTTAGCGAATTAGAGAATGGAGATGCAGTTAAGTTCTCTAACTTGGGTAACATTGTTGGTGTTAATACTACATCAACTTACTTTGTTGTAGGGGCACAGAATGACACTGCTAATAACGTCACACGATTCCAATTATCACTAGATCCTGGTGGTGCTGGTATCGCAATCAGTGGTACTGCTGGTAGTGCTGTTCTTAACTTCTCTGATGATCTTGTATCACTTGCTGAGTTTGGTGGACAGTTCAGTGCTAATGACTATCTAAGACTAAGTGCTAGTGCATCTTGCCCATCTGGTGAATTTGTACAGATCGTAACAGTCAATGATACTAATGCTGAGAAGTTCACTGTTAATAACGGTGCTAATCAGGATAGATTTGTAATCGATTCAGTATATGGTGGTGTTAGATCTAATGTTCTTGGTACTCAAGACTTTACGGTTAACCTTTATGGTGATGCAACTACTAACTCTACTGATAATCAATTCCAGATTATTAATGGAGAGACTATACCTGCTACCAGATTAACAATTGATAGTGATGGTAAGTTAACTGTTGTTGGTACTGGTACAACTGCACAACCTAAAGCGATAGTTGATAAAGTTGGTGCTGGTTGGTTTGCTGGTGATCTAAGAGTCAACCTCAACAATGTTGCTGGATCCACAACACGTACTGAAATCTCATTACAAGTTGATAATGCATCTGGTGATACAGACATCGGTGGTAAACTTAGAATAGATGATGACTTCGGAATATTCAGTGGTACTACTGGAATTGATTTCGGTGCTGATTCTACTGCTAAGTTCTTTGTTGACGCACAGACTGGTGATACAAGAATTGGTGTTACTGGTTCTGCACTGGGTGATGGAGATCTAACTGTTAATGGTGGTCACGTTACTATCAATAGTACATCGACTGCTACACCTTCAGATATAGACTTCCCACTACAGATAACAAATCTTGGTGTAAGTGCTAACCGTAACTATAAGATACGTCAGGATGCTGCTATTGATGCATTTGGTGTTACTAAGTTCTATAACGAGAACGGTGGTCGCCATTGGGTCTATGCTACAACTAACCAGACATGCCAGACTGGTAAAAACTATATGATTGCTATTACTGCTGATACAGTGTTCACACTCCCAAGTAACGCTGTAACTGGTGATATAATTAGATTTATAGAAGTCGGTGGTGCTTTATCATACGACACTTCACTTATAGTTCGTGCTCCTGTAGGAACTGCGATTGGTGGTGATACCACTGGTACTCAAGCTGGTGGATTGAGCACACCTTGGCAAGGTGGAGAACTGATAGTTCAAACAAGAAACGCTGGATTTGGATTAGTATATGCTGGAAGTAACGATAGCGGTAATAACGCAATACCAGCCAACTACAGAGGTTGGTGGCTCGTGGAGATATAAACAATGAGTAGGTACTACGAAACAGAGAGAAAGATGAGTGGTTCTGCAGTAGGAACCATTCTTCCTTGGTCGGGAGATGCATCAACTATTCCTGATGGATGGGTTCAATGCAATGGACAGACCTTAGAGGGTTCTGAGTATCCAGTACTTGCGTCTATCCTTGGTAACACTTATGGACCTACTGGTGGTTTAAATGGTAGAACATATGATGATTATATCCTTGGTGATATATTCAGATTGCCTAATCTAAATGGTAGGGTTCTAGTTGATTATGAACAAGCATATGTTAGTTCGTCTGCACAGTATGCTCATTTACAGATGGGACAGACAGCTCAGAGTAATTCAGTTGGTGGATTGTCTATTAAGACTGGTGAAATTGATTCACTAAGAATTAGTGGTACATATACCTTCACCAATTTAACTGGTAGTGAATCTGGTACTGGATTGAGTATCGTAATTGACGTTGATGTTGTTGGTAGAGCAGCAGTTACAACTATTACTGCTAATGGTACAGGTTGGCAAGAAGATGAAGAGATAACAATTTCATCGGCTCAATTACCAAATGGTACAACAGATATGGTCTTAATGGTGGATTGGATTAAACCATCAGTACAAGATGTTTTGTTACCAACTGCAGTTGGTTCAACTAAACTTATAGAAGGTGATGGTAGTTCTGTTTCTCCACCTACATCTATCAATGCTACATCTGATATTAACTTTAATGTTTCTGATTCAGGTAATTTAACAGGACAGATAAGAAGTTTCACAGTTAATCCACCATCATACTTTAAGACATTCTATGTTGTTCCTAGAAAGTTAAGTAAGGATCATATGCCTAGTCATAGACATTCTAATCCCCCAGCTGTATCAGGTTACAGGAGAGCAATTGCTGATGGACCTGCTATTGAGGGATTCCAATGTCCTGACGCAGAAGAATGTTGTGAGAATAATCAGAAAGAAAGAAGTATTAACTCTCAAGGTGACGTTGATTACTTTAACACTGATCCAGCAGCTCCTGGTGGATATGGTCTTGTAACTAGATATCAATCTGGTGTTACTCTTGTTGAAACATCAGGTCCGAAGTTAGGTAACTCTGCTACTGCTGGATCAACTGGTTTAACACACTCTCATCCACAACCTGCATGGACTGGTCCAATACCTAGACCATTGGGTGCTACATTTGACCAGACTGCTGGTGGATCTTATACAAACTATTGGGCATCAAATTTAGGTAATTTGAAAGGATATAAGAATTGGTATTCATATACTGGTGATGGTACTGGTATGATAGGACAGCAGACTGCTGCAGATGCTGTTGCTTCAAATTTATGGACTAGTGGTGATAATAACTCATCTAAAACATATCCAACTACATTGAACCATGATAAAGAATATCATACAGAGCAAGGACATCATTCACACTATACATTTGAATTACAAATGAATGCTGGTTTCCTAAAAGCTCCAACTATTGTACCAGTTAATAATATTAAAGTTACTAGTGATCTTGCTGGTAATACTAATACAGTAGCAGCACAAAACATACCATCAGCACTAAATATAACAGTGGATGTAAAGACTCCAGCGTTGAGTATGATGTACATAATCAGGGCATTTTAATGAAGTATTATCAGAAAGAGAAATCAAAATTAGGTAATGCACCTGGAACTATTATTAATTGGTCTAAAGAGATTGCTAATAGTGATCCAAATACAGCAGCGAATGTAAGAGATTTACCAGCAGGGTATTTACCTTGTGATGGTCAGATTTATAATGCAAATCAATATCCACAATTAGCAGCAATTCTTGGTACTGGTGCAGCATCTATCTACAAGAAGGAGGATGCAACTCTATCTAATACACAGTTTCAAGTACCTGATTTAGGATCAAAGCATATTGAAGCAGCAACATCTGGTAACGTAGGTATCCAACGTAATATGACTAAGACAATTGGTACTGGTTCTGATGCAACAGAAATTCAGAAGGCTGGTGTTGGTGTTGAGATAATATCTAATATTGGAAACACTGCTACTGTTGGATTTAATGGTGTATTTACAGTACCAACACAAAATTTTGCTTTGAATGGTAACATAGGTTGGACACTACCAACAGTTACTGAACAAGAGTCGGTTCCAATTAATGCTATTGGTTCTCATATGCATTACACTACTACTCATTGGGTTGCTATTAAGGAAGATCCAGCAGTAACTAATAGGTCACAACCATCATATGTTAGGGCAGCTGATATGAATGTTAATGTTTATTATGGTGGTGCATTTCCTTTTTGTGATGCTAGAGCAAGAGAATATCATTCTGCGATGGATAGTAACTTAAATGGTGAAGGTAACTGTAGTGGATGTACTACATGGAATAAGTATTTCGTTGGTTGGACAACAGGTGGAGGAACACAATCTAGTAATGCAATGGCTGCTGCAAGTGGTACTTATGCTTCATTGTGGACTACTGGTCTTAATTACATATCAAAAACTGCAGCATCATGGCCTAATAATACTACCATTCGTTTGGGTGACTGCTCACCATATGACACTCGTGTAAGTGACTCTACATTTACATATCCATCAGCAAGGAACTTATTAGAAGCAACTGAATCACCACCAGGTTCTGAATTAAGTGATAGAACTGCTCATACTCATAGAATAGGTAGATCTATAGGTGATACATCATATACTGCTACAACTGATGTTACTACAGTTCGACCAGATGGGTTACAAGCAGATGTAAATATAAGAACTAGTAATATTGCTAAGTTTGATGATATTGTATCACCATACTTTGTCCTAGAATACCTCATTAAATACTAATGGCCACATACAGGAATAGAAATAGTTTTAACCGTCACTATTCAGACCAACATGGAGACTTGGGTGCTCCTATTGGTTCTATTATTGCTGTGTATGTTGATGATTATAGCACAGTTAATGGTACTATAGACAAGGATGCAGTAGCATATAATTATCCTGGTTATGTTTACTGTGAAGGACAAGACTTAAACATATCAGATTTTCCATTATTATATGCAGCAATTGGTAATAAGTATGGTGGTGCTAATCCAAATAGTGTAAATCTAAACACTTGGAATGGATCTAAGACAGCAAATAGTGGTAATAATAATCATACACCAGGTGGTAATGATCTAGGTACATTTAAAGTACCAGATCTAAGAATGAAAAGAATTAATGGACCTGCTGGTATAGATGGTGCTGGTTCATTAACACCTGACGAAGCAGCAATGGAAGTTGGTGATACTGGTGGAGAGTGGTATATATCACGAGCAAGACAGTTAGAAGAATATACTTTTGGTAGTGTTAGAATTAGTGGATACACTAATGTGACTGGGTTTGTACCTGGTACACTGAGTGGTACAGCAGACATAGAAATTGGACCTTTAGAAGAAAAATTCTTACAAGGACCACCACCACATAGTCATATGGTATTGGGTAGTGAGCATGATACCAGATCTGTTATGGATGCACAAGATACTGATGGTAGTGATGGACAACCAGGATATGATACTGGTTATGGTATGGTTCTAGAGTCTCAGTTACCTCAAGGAGATGCAGCAGGTCATAGTCATTGGATTGCAGAGATGAGACCTGCTAGAAATAGTAATGATGCAGCACTGGATACACCAAAGGATATGTACAGTTACGATGTATCTGAGACATATGCTCATGAATATGCAGCACCAGGAACTGATGATGCACAAGGTCAGGTAGTATATACCGTACAAAATAATCAAGACACCACTTACACTTGGGTTTGTCCTACTGGTGTAACATCTGTATGTGCATTGTGCATTGGTGGTGGTGCTGGTGGTATGTCAGGAAATTTAGGAGGTGGTGGCGGTGGCCTTGCTTGGAAAAATAATATATCTGTGACACCAGGACAGTCGTACACTGTTCACGTTGGTCATGGTGGTACTGGTAGTACTGCTACACCAAATACAGACTACGCCAATGTTAGAGGTGGTGATAGTTATTTTATGACTTACGGAACAGTTGTTGGTAAAGGTGGTGGTAACTATGGAACACCACCAACAACAGCGATGGGTGGTGGATTTTATGGTGATGGTGGAGGTAATGGTGGACATGCTACCACATATGGTGGTGGTGGAGGATGTGGAGGATATTCTGGAAATGGTGGTGGTGGAACCACACCTAATGCAGCATCTGGATCTGGTGGTGCTGGTGCTGGTGCAGACTGTTCGATTGCTGGTGCTAACAATGGTGCTGGTGGTGGAGGTACAGGTATTCTAGGTATTGGATCCACAGGTAGTGGTGCTAGTGGTAACGCAACTACTGTTGCTACGACATATACTCTGATGGGTGGTGGTTCTGCTGGATCTGGTGGACAAGCTGGAGAGAATACAAACTCACCACTATTAAAGACTGCTAACTGGGTTCCAATAAGTAACGCACAGTTATCTTCAGGTGCTGCTGCTGTGTGGTCATCATTTATGTTGAACAAAGCAATATATCCGATTGCACCTAGTTTGACTATTAATGATCCTTATCTTGGTACAGCTTTAACAGTAGGATGGACATATTATGTACCTACTGGTCAAACTATTGCTAGTGTAACATGTACATTAGAATGTGATGGACAGGCAAATCTTAGATGGATACGTCCTAATGATGCTGCTAATAGTCCTGTATTAGATATATCTTGTTCATCTGTAAACTCAGGAACACCACCATATACAGGAAGTGTGACTGGACAAGCAACTAACCTTGGTGAAGGATACCATGTATTGTTATGTACCATCACTAATGGTGCTGTAACTGGTGCTGGTGCAGATAATACTTGGGGAAATAATCCTGGTGGTATTGCATTTACTTGTGTTAATGACGCAAATAGTGCTACTATCATAGACTCAAGAACGAATTGTACTGGTGGATTGTATGGTTATGGTGATGCTAAGGGAGGTGATGGTGGATATCCTGGTGGTGGAGGTGGTGCAAACTACTGGCATTCAGATAATGCTGTAGCAACTGATCCTGGTGATGGTGCTGATGGTGTGGTAAGATTGATGTGGGGTCCGAATAGGTCATATCCATCTGCAGCAGCAGACGTACCAACTCAGACTACTGATGAGGCTGTTAATGCATACGATAATCCTTGGGGAGCTTTCAAGTGGAATGATGGTAAGAATAACGATAATAACCAAACCGTAAACTTCATCAAATCAAAACAAATGAATGTAACACCAGCACAAGCTGGTATACAACTCAATGAGGGTACTCTTACTATGACTGGTGCAGAGCAATTAGAGGTTGCTGCTGGAATCGTACCTAGACAACCAGTCCCACTTGTGCTAAAATATTTCAGGGTTAAATACTTAATAAAGGCTTTTTGAATTAGATTATGTCTATAACTGGAACAGGTGCATCCAACTACATGGAGATGGTTACACCTATTATTCCTGTCAATATGATGGGAGATAAGGCAGAGTTCGATGATTTCATCGCTATTTGGCCAAACTTTGTACCATCTGCATTCTGTAATGATCTTATTGGATTCTTTCAGAGGTGGGAGGAGGCAGCAGCAGAGAGGAATATTAAAAAGGATCTCAAACCATTAAATAATTTTGCTGATCAACACAATGCAATGGAGGGAACTCAGCAGTTTCCTAAGAAAGAATTGGGTAGAAAGGATTATGCTATTCTTATAGACAATCTTGATACTACCATGAATGCTAGGATTAACCAGTATTTACAAGCATGTGTTAATCATTATTGTAATGAGTATGGTGCTCTAACAACTGTACCTCTAACATCATGGCAGAGTAAGATGCAGAAGACACCTGAAGGTGGTGGTTATCATGTATATCATCATGAAAATGGATCATTTAATGAGCAGAATAGGGATTTAGTTTGGACAATCTATCTTAATGATGATTTTGAGGGAGGAGAAACAGAATTCTTCTATCAAAAGAGAAGAATTAAACCTACTACTGGTACAGTTTGTATATTTCCTGGTGGTTTTACACATACTCATAAGGGTAATCTAGTACTTAAAGGAACTAAATACATAGTAACAGGATGGTTCTATCAACAACCAGCATAAAATGGAATTAAACAATAACACAGTCGTAATAAGAGGTCAAACGAGACAAATGACTCGTGGTAGCACCACTGTTACTATAGAAGATGATAGTTGGGATACTTATATCACACCAGTATTATATCCTTTATGGAGTTCAGATAGGGATAAGTTAACCTATTTTGAATATAGTAATGGTGCTAATGAAACATGGAAGTGTGATAAGCAAAAGTATGTTCGCAATCATACCACTGGTGTTTATTTCTGGAAAGATTATCAGTTCACTGAACCAACAATTGAGAATGTACGTGAGTTTGTAGTAGCAATAAGAGAAGCATTTGATGCATGTATATCAGTTAGAAAGGATGAAGTTGATAGTCAACTTAAAAGAATTATAGAGAACGAGAAAGGTATATCATTATCAAAGGTTAAGGTATGGAGAGATTTCTTCCTTACTACATCTGATTGGACGATGCTTGAGGATGCACCTGTTACTGCTGATGAGAAGACACAATGGAAAACATGGAGAGCTAAGATACGTGAGTTACCAACACAATTTACAACATCTGCTGTTAATCTAGTACAGACTCTTAAAGTACCCATTGATCCAAAGGTTTACAAAGAATACTTTTTACCTTATAATGCTGGTGTAGCATACTTAGCAACAGACGAGCAGTATATTGATTTCCCATCTGATAAGTATTCCAATCTTGAGAGAGTTATGAGTGATTGGGTTAGGTTAGCACTCATGATTAGGAGACCATCAAAAGGATTTGATGTTCCTACTGTATCATCTATCTCTGATCCTATAGATGCATTAGTTAAAAGGATCGAAAACGAACAAGAAGCATTACAAAAATTGAAAGATTTGCATTCCTAAATTATGATACGAAGAATGAAGTGGTTACCAGAGGCTGCTTGCAGTCACATTGGTAGCTTTTATGATAACTCTGAATTTATTGACGGTAAAAACTCAGGTACTGCTAATAGAAATATTAAACGCAACCAAGAAATGAAAGGTGCTGGTGAACAGGCATGTATTAAATTATTTTGTGATCAGTGGTGGAAGAGTGGATTTGCAAAACAAATTCTAACTAAAAAGATCACAACACCTATGTTTGTGAAGTATACAGCAGAGGAGGAAGGACATTATTCATTTCATAATGATGTACCTGTGATGGGTACTAAAGATAATTGTGTGAGATCTGATTATGTTATGGTCACTGGTATTAATGATGCTAGTGAATATGAAGGTGGTGGGTTGCAAGTTAGAATGGGATCAGAAACATATGAATATCGTCTTGGTAGGGGTGAATGTGTATTCTTTGATCCAAATCAATGGCATGCTGTTACACCAGTAACAAAGGGAGAACGTAGAGTTTGTATTATGTGGATTGAGACATTGATTCAGGATGAATACGTTCGTGAATTAATATATGATTATCAAGATTTGATGGACTTTGCATTGGAGTCAATTGATTTGAATCACTGGACTTCCGACATCGAACCAGCTACATACTTTAATGCTATTAAATATAAATTGATGAGGAAATACGCTAACAACTTCTAATGGATTATAAAGCACTACAAGATACACTATCAGACTATGCTAAGTTAAAGGGCAAATCATTTATATGGTATGATAGTCCTAAGATGAGAGCATTAGAAAATGCTAGTGACACAACTAAAATCAATACTGTATGGGATTGGTATAAAGATTTCTTACCAGATGTGGTAATGGAAAACTTTAAGACTTCTACTTACGGCACATATCATTATACTGATGATATAACAGCACAATCAGATGCAGAGGACTGGTTCCCTAAGTCTAGTCTCTGTCCAGATGCAGACCATTACATTTATGCGTGTGTATTTAATGCTAATGGTTCTCTTGCGTGGGAGAACGTGGGATAACATCAACATTATTTGGTGCATATTGAGTAACCATCCATGATTTGTGTGCTTGATTGTATCCATGATATTGTATTGCTAGATCATCAACCCCTTCTAGTTTGGTTCTAAAGTATCCATGTGGTTCTAACATGGGCAGTTTACCATCTTTCTTTGGTGTTAGTTTAACTTCACCTTGTGATATCTCGTAGGGTAAATTATATTCTATACATTCAGGTTCCCAAGGTCTAGTCTTCCATACATTAAACATTAATGTTACTCGTGTCTCACCTTCGGGTAGTTCACCATATTTACCAACAACACCATGAAAGTATGGTAGTGACCAGTTAATATGTTTACCTAACTTAGGTGATGACCAGAATGACCAGTTATCCTCACCAGTAATATAGAATTGTTTCTTTGTCCAATCGTGATACTTATCAAGTATAACAGTTGGTTGACCCCAGTCACTCAGGTATGTAACAGTAGAGAATGGTGCAGATCTATACTCACCACTTCTTCTTGAATGACCTAGATCACCATCAACATGAAACATCCATCTTGAATTAATATTATTATGTGTTCTTATCCACCACTCAGCACCAATATAACTATGGAACAGGTGATGCTGTCGTGCTGAATGAAATATGAAGTTCTCAACTATATTTTGTGGTGGTCTCTCAAATCCATACCACCATGTTTTCTTCTCTTCAGGATCATGTGCTACAATATTATCAGCTTCAGCACGTAATCTAAGTGCGTCCTCTTCAGTGAGATAGATACTGTATGATTCAATCGTCATGAGTAATTACCAAATTCATCCTATATTCCCCACTATTATTTACCAATGTAGTATGGGTAGTCATTGGTGTGATATCCTATCAAGTAAGAAAGAGTATCAATTTGATCCATCTAGCGGTGCTCTGACTGGTGAGACTAGAGACCTTGGTTTAATGCATCATGATCCTGACTTGCAAGATTTCTTTGGAGAAGTCAGTGCTAGTATTATAGCATGTTTAGATCAAGCAAGTATCAATACTGATGTAGTTGAACCAGCGATCATGAAAGCATGGTGTACTATGATAGATGCTGGTGATACTATGAGAGCACATACTCATGCATGTTCTGACCTATCATTTGTATACTATGTGGATCCACCAGATAATGCATTGATAAAGTTCTTGAATCCAAATAGAAATCCCAACAAGTATTTTGATGGTGCATATGATAATGAACCAATACTAGGAGAGAAGAATTTCATCAATGCTAGTGACTATACAATGGTTGTACAGAAAGGTGATATAATTATATTCCCATCTAATATACCTCATTGTACAGTGGGCGGTGGTCAAAGTGTCCACCTTAGATCTATTGCTGGTGATGTTAAGCTAGTATTGAAGCATGATTATACCAGTTTAGATACTGGTTTGATCAATCCAGCACACTGGAGGGTTGTGCAACCCAACAAACTGGCACACTCATCCAACACAGACCCTTGAAACCTGTTATATTAGGTTTGTTGAGGGATGGGACAGTTCC